GGAAGCCGCCAGAGTTCGCAGCGCATGCGCCGCAACCAGCGGAACCACTCCGTTGCCACAGAGGCGAAGCCGGTCCACCCGGTGGGCCAGCCCATCAGCGCCTCGACGAACAGCGGGTTCAAGGTCCGGCGCGGCTCGGAGGTATCGCTCCCAGCCATCGGCGTCACCAGGACCTGGCGGCCAAGCAGGCCGTTCACCGGCGTGTTGGCAAGGCTCGTCGCGCCATCCTTGTGATCGCGGGCCGTCGGCGTCATCCACATCCCAGCCGAATGGGTCAGGTCCGCTGTCCGCCGGTTGCCCATACTCGGCTTGCACCCATCGTTCGCCATTGGCGTGGGCCACATCGCGGCCGTCGTCGCGAGGTTCATCCCGTGCTGGCCTGCTTCCTGCGATGGCGTCGGTTTGGTCTGCCGGTTCTCGTTGGCGCTGGCGCGGGGCGTCGGCCACAGCCGCAGCAGTTCCGTCCGGTTCCCGCCACTCGAGCGGGTGCCAGAGCAGGCGCGCGGGGTCGGCCAGGTGGTCTCTCTCGCGGATGGCGAGGATGAACAGCCGCTCTCGCCGATGGGGCGCGCCGACTTCCGCCGCCGTGAAGAGGCCTGCCGCAAGGCGGTAGCCCATGCCGACCAGTCCGCTGGCGACTTCGGGGAAGCCGAGGCGGAGGTGATGGGCGACATTCTCGAGGAAGACGAAAGGCGGCTCGACCTCGTCGATGATGCGGGCGACATGCGGCCAGAGGTGGCGCGGGTCGTCCGCGCCCTGCCGTTTACCTGCGACTGAGAACGGCTGGCACGGATAGCCCGCAGTGACGATGTCCACCGCGCCGCGCCACGAGCGGCCGTCGAAGGTGGCAACATCGTCCCAGACAACAGCCTGATCCAGGGACGCGTCTTCCATCCGCGCCACGAGAGTGGCTGCGGCGAAGGTTTCCCGTTCGACATGGCCCACAGCACGATATCCGGGGATGGCGATGGCAAGCCCGAGGTCGAGCCCGCCTGCGCCGGAGCAGAGGGAGAGGCCGAAAAGGCATGCATCTCCCGCTCCGGAAGCGTCTCCGGAGGAAGGTAAAGCCAGGTCATGCATGTCACGCGGCGGTCTTGCGCTTTCGCGCGGGTTCGGGGGCGGCGTCCGTGTCCGGCATATCGGCCGGGGCCTCGGCGTCGTCGCCCAGCCGCTCGGTTCTCACCTGCGCGAAGGTCCGGCCGTCGCCGTCGAGGATCGCGTCCTTGCCCGTCTCGGCCTGCCACCGCTCCACGGCGACATCGACATAAGCCGGGCTGATTTCCATCGCGAAGACGCGGCGGCCATTGGCCTCGCCCGCCATGATCTGCGAGCCGGAGCCGGAGAACGGCTCGTAGCAGAGGCCGCCCCGCGCCACATGCTGGCGCATCGGGATCCCGAAGGCGTCCAGCGGTTTCGGCGTCGGGTGGTCCGGGCGCTCGTCCTTCGCGAAGCTGGGCATCTCCCAGGTCGACGGCAGCGTTTCCTCGGCGACCTTGGGCGGGCGGTTCGGACGCCGCCAGCCCATGAAGCAGGGCTCGTGTTTCCACAGATAATGCGACCGGGTAAGAACCCCGCGGTCCTTCACCCAGATGATCTGCTGATGAACGAAGGCCCCGGCCTTTTCCCAGCAGGCCTCGAGCATCGCCTGGCGGCGCGAGGCATGCCAGCAATACCATGCCGCATTTTCGGCGATGGCCTCCGCCACGGCGGCGGAAATGAAGCCGTCGTAAAGCTCGGCTCCTTGCGAACTGTCGTCCCAGGTGACGCCGTAGGACTGCGACCAGTCCTTGTTGCGCGTCGGGTGGTTCGAGCCGTCGTAGTCCACGAGGTAGGGGGGATCGGTCGCGAACAGCACCGCGCGCTCGCCGTTCATCAGGCGGCGCACATCGTCGTGGCTGGTGCTGTCCCCGCAGAGCAGCCGGTGATCGCCGAGGATCCACAGATCCCCCGTCTGCGAGGCCGGGTTACGCGGCGGTTCGGGGATGGTCACCGGCGGCACGGAGCCCCCGGCGCCACCTTCTTCACCGTCGTCTTCCGCGACGTAGGCCAGCAGCTTGTCGAGTTCGCCATCGGAAAACCCGACCAGCGAGAGGTCGAAATCCTCGGCCAGAAGGTCGTTCAATTCGGCCGACAGCAGCGCCTCGTCCCAGGTGCCGAGTTCGGTCAGCTTGTTGTCCGCGATGCGGTACGCCCGCCGCTGCGCCTCGGTCAGATGCCCGAGTACGATCACCGGCGCTTCGGTCAGCCCCAGCTGCGTCGCCGCCAGGACGCGGCCGTGGCCCGCGATCAGCTCGCCGTCCTCCGCCACGAGGCAGGGCACGGTCCAGCCGAACTCGGCCATGCTGGCGGCGATCTTCGCGACCTGGTCGGCGCCATGCGCCTTCGCGTTCTTCGCGTAGGGCTGAAGGCGCGACAGCGGCCACGTCTCGATCGCGTCCGGGGCAAAGCTCAGCGTCATGATGGGCAAGGTCCCTCGGTCGGGTGGATGCTGGTGGCTTCCGGACTCTGGATGCCGGGCCGGACTCCAAGCGGGGTCCAGCGGCTACCAGCGGTGTCCGGTCGGAAGGCCAGCGTTCATTGGTGTTTGCGCGGGGCGCGCGAGGCTCCGGCTTCCGGGTGGCTTCCCAAAAATCCGGCCCTGTCGCTGGCGATGTTCCGCGCTTCGCCCGCCAGCATACGAATGTCGCCAGGAAGGAACCAAGAACTCAATGGGTTAGCCCATTGGACCCCGGCCGGACCCCTCACTGGACCCCGGAAGCCAGCGGCGCGGCCTCTGCCTGCGCGCTCCTCTCCCGAGCATATTGGTTTTCTAACGGCCTCGTCGAAATGTGTAAGGCCCTGCGATGTACACCCGAAAATTTACTCAGAGGACGATTTTTCTTGACAGGCGATTGGCGTTTTCGATGACGAACTGTTGCGAGCGTCGGGGCGACGGCACGCGACCGTTCAGCCGCCAGGTGATCACCGCCAGACCGTATTGCCAGCGCTTGGTCGCCGCAGTGCGCGACAGGCCGAACTGCCAGCAGATCGGCTTCCACGCCATTCCGTCGGCGCGGGCCCAGACCAGGCGCCCATCCTCGGGCTCGAGCCAGCGCAGCCAGAGCATCGCCTCCTCGGCCTGCGTGATCTGACGCGGGCTGGACCTCGGGCGACGCATCTGCGGCTCCTGACCAACCTTGTCGGCGAAGCTGTGGAAATACTCGGGCCAGGCGTTGAAGAAGCTCTGCGGCATCACGCCCGGCATCTGCCGCATCACGCCCGCCGCGAGCTCCAGCCGATCCTGCACTTGTGCTGTGGTCCACTCACCCATGACGCGCCTCCCGTTCCCGCTTGCCGTAGAGCCGCTCGCCCAGCTGGCGTACCAGCTCTCGTTCGGGCCAGGTCAGGCGGTCGTCGTCGATGGCGACGGCCAGCAGGCCCTGTTCCTTCCAGCCGTCGCGCTTGACCTCTTCGGGGTTGCGGCGGTGACCGCCGTAGCCCTTGGGCGTGAACGGCATGCCGCTCATTGCACACCTCCCCGGGTCTCCAGCGCCCAGAGCAGGATCGCGATGGCGTCGGCCTCGTTGTCGTCGGCGGGGCTGAAGCCGCGCGCCCGGGCGGCCGCCATCATGGCGTCCTTGTTCGCGTTGCCCTTGCCGGTAGCGTGGCGCTTGATGGTGCCGACCGGTACGCCCTGATAGGCGACGCCCGCGGTCTCCGCCCATGCCGTCAGCGTGGCGAGCAGCCCGCCATAGACATGCGCCGCGTCGGTGCCGACGTGCCTGCGCACCTCCTCGAAGTGGATGGCGGTGATGGCGCCGGCGTCGTGGGCCAGCTGCTCGAGCCAGCCCCGGAACCGCAGGTAGCGCATGCCGCCGCCGTCGTAGCGGCTGGGCCGGAAGGACACGGTGCCGCTGGTGATCAGACCGTCCGCGGCCTGCAAGGCCCAGCCGGTCGTGGTGCCGAGATCGAGGGCGAGGACGACCGGCACGCCGGGGCACAGGGCGCTCATGGGTGTCGGGGTCAGAGATGCGTGGGCCATGATGGGCTCCTTTCCGGGTTGCTGCTCGATGGGGTGACGGGCGGGACATGCAGCCTTTGAGATTGCCCAGGGGTAGGTGGTGACCCTCCCGCGCTTGGCGGGGAGGTCACCTACCCCTTTAGGGGGGCGTTTTCCGAATTCTGAAATCTGCTCCAAGGCATTGATCCAAAACAGAACTTCCAGACTCCGGAGCAGAATTCGGAAAGGGCCTTCCGGATTCTGGAAAGCACCTTCCAAGCCGCTGAAATGAAATCGGAAAAGCCAGAATCCAGATTTCACGCGGGACGCAGAATTTGCGGATTCTGGCCAGAATCCGGGGCTGCAGAGCCAGAATTCGCGGCGGGGAACGGCGTGCATTCTCATGCCTCGTCCTCCTCCTGGTAGACCCAGACGGAGGGGTTCTCGACGGGCAGGACGGCCCCGGTCTGCGGGCATTTGTAGTGGCTGGGCAGCGCCGGGATCAGCTCGGGCGTGACCTCGCCCGTGTCGGGATCGACGGTCTCGCCGCCCGTGCCAAACAGCATTCCCTCGACGCAGAGATAGCCGTACTTGCTCCGCTCCGCGGCCAGGCCGATGCGCGTGGCGGCGGGGCCGCGGATGAACTTGACCTTGCCCTTGGTGGCGAGAACGCTGAGCCGGTCGTGGACGATGGTCCGCCCGCCGAGGCCCCCGGTATTCTCAAAAGCTTCGGAGAACTGCGCCAATGTGTAGAGCTTGCCGCGTCGCGCCTCCTCGTAGAGCAGGCCGAGAATGACGTCGTGCTTGCGCATGCGCTCGGCGTCATGCTTGGCGCCCACCTCGGCGCGCACGAGGCGCTCGTTCATCGGGTTGATCTCGACCCATTGGCCGTCGCGCTTGTCGATCAGCTTCGAGGGCAGCGCGGGGCCGTTGCGCAGCTCGATCTCCAGCTTGCGCTCGGACGCGTCCTCGTCGGGGCGGTGCAGGATCAGGCCCGAGGTGTAGAAGCCCCGCAGCGCGCTGGCGCCCGAAAGCGCGAGGAACGGATCCTCCTTCACCTGATGCTTGCTCAGCTTCTTGGTGTGGTGGATCAGGATGATCCCGCAGTCGGGGTTCACGTGGTCGCGCAGCACCTCGACGCGGTCCTTGAGGAAGAACATCATCGAGCCGTTGTCGTTCTCGCCGCCGCCCTCTGGCCCGCCGTCGAACAGGTTGCGGATCGGGTCGATGCACAGGATGTCGACGGGCTCGGCCGGGAACGCCTGCTGGATCGCCTGCGCGACCAGCGCGCTGCCACCCGCATCGAGCAGCAGTTTCAGCTTCGGCGTGACGACAAGGTTTTCGCGGGCGGCGGCCATCACCCCGGGCGGCAGGCCGATCTGCTGCATCCGTTCGCGCAGATAATGGTACTGGATCTCGGCCTGCAGATAGAACACGCGCAGCGGCCGTGGCGGCGTGAAGCCGAGGAACGGCACACCGGCAGCCATGTGCACGAGGCAGCTGATGACGAGATCGCTCTTGCCGACCTTGGGCGCGCCGCCCAGCACCAGCATGCCGCCCGGCGTCAGGACGCGCGGGCCGATGATGTCGTCGGGCATCGGCGTGCCGTCGTCCAGCAGCGCGCCCAAGGTGAAGGTGGCGATCTCTCTTGCCGCCGGAGCGCCGTCGTTCCGAATGAGCGGCGGGCCGTTCCTCGCGATGTGCAGCGCCCAGAGCCGCTCGTATTCGACCCAGAGACGGTCTTCCGGCCAGTTGGGCCGGATCATCGCCGCGTTGTATTCGCCGATCGCGCGCCAGGCTTCCTCCCGGCTCATCCGCCCCTCATGCGCCATGCGGACATAGTGTCCGATTGCCATGCTGACGCCTTCGAACCGCGTCCAGGCATCCTGGCCACCCTCGCGGACCGGCGTGATCAGGGCTGCGTCCACGCCGGGTTTCTCGCGCGGCTCGGCCGTCGCCATGCCGACTCCGGCCATGGGCGGCATCTCGCCCGCGCGCTCGAGCATGTCGGCCAGATCGAACTCGAGATCGCTGGCTTCACGGATCAGGACGAGCCGTTCCTGTCCGCCCTTGTGATACACCGTGCCGGGCACGCGGATCGGCTGGTGCGCCGAGCGGAAATGCATGTCGCCGCCGACCTTGAGCGCGATATCGCCCCGCAACTGGCAAAGCCGCGCGAGATCGGCGCCTTCGGCAGGCTCGGTCAGCTTCCACCAGACATGGAGCTTTGTCGCGCCATCGGCTGTGCGCCCGCCGCTCTCGACGATCAGCGTCGGTCGCCCGATATGGTGGACGAGGTGATCGAGCTTTGCTGGGATGTCGCCCGCGTCCAGATCGACGACGACGCTCTGCATCTGCAGGACATCGGCGGCACGCGCCTGTCCGGTTTCCGCCACCGTGCCGGGAATGACATAGACCGCCGCGCCCTCTCGCGCGCCCCAGGCGGCGAAGGTGGCGAGCTTGTCGAGCGCCGCGCCGTTCGCGTCGATCCAGATGTTGTGGGGCCGGCCGTCCTTGCCCTGACCCTTGTCCACGAAGCCACGGACCGGGATCAGTCCCTCAGAATAGCCGAAGACCACGTCGACGAAGCGCGCGATCTGCGCGGGGTCCGGTTCCACGGCGAAGGGATCGGGCAGCGGCGCCGCGTCGTTGAAATCCCGCCACGGGTTGAAGTGGATGATCTTGTCGTCGCTCATGCCGCCAACCCCCAGCACCGCTCGGCATGAGCGCAGAACCGGCATTCGAAGAAGTCGCGGCTGGCGGCGATGCGGGGCAGCAGGTCGCCCGCGTCGGTGGCTTGGAGTATCCGCACCGCGCGGTCGGACATGCGCTGCGCCAGATCGGCATCGAAGGGCACCTGCTCGTGATGCAGTTCGGCCGTGTCCTTGTTGATCGCCGTGAACAGTGCCGGAGCTGAGGAAATGCCCGGCACCGAGGGCTCCATGTAAGCCTGATAGATCGCGATCTGTGCGGCATAGACGGGTTTGGAGACGGCGACCCCGTCCTTGACGCAGGCCCGCCACTTCTTCGCGTTCATCGTCTTGCATTCCCAGAGCGCCGGGGTGCGAAGACCGAGCGCGGCCGGGGCGCCGGCGATGATCCCATCGACATGGCCACGGATGCGGCCGCCCGCGACGGAGAATCCGAACTGATCCCCATCGGGCCGATTGCCCTTGCGGGTGTAGAGGTCGAGCCCCGCCGCCCGCAGCCAGCGGATCGCCAGATCCTCGAGCTGATGGCCGATGGCGAAGATGCGCAGCGTCTGCCCGCCGAAATCCGCGCCCTCATCCTTCGGCGCGCCAGCAAACTCGAACTGCAGCGCGCGTTCGCAGGCGTGACCTAGACGGGACGCGCCGAGATAGGTCCGGGGCGGCGTGGCGTCCCGCTCGGCGATCAGCGCGGCGTCGACCAGCGCGTTGATCCGCTCGGCCATGAAGGGGCGCGGGTTGAAATCCAGCATCAGAAAGGCACCTCGCCCCTGGCGGCGATGCGGGACATCTCGGCGCCATAACCTTCCAGCACCTCCTCGATCAGGGCGGTGACATCGGTTTCGGTGAGATCGCGCAGCCGTTTGTCCCAGCCGATCAGGTCCATCGTCTGGCCCAGCCGCTTCATCACCAGAGCGATGGCGAGGCGTTCTTCATCGGTCGTTCCCTGCATGGTCAGTCCTTTTCTTTGGCGCGCCGCGAAGAACCCCTGGCAATGCATCGAGCAGAACCAGCGGTGGTCGCGGGGGCGGGGTTTGTTGGGGTTGAAGAAACCGAAGCCGCGCGCGGGGCGCAGACAGACGGCGCAAGGCTTGAG